GGTATCCATTTTTCAATAAAAGTACTCGGTTCATACAAGGTAATGCAAGTCTTGCCATCTTCACTTAAGCGGTGACCAACGACTTTGTCCAATTTTAAATCATTGGCAAAATTGCCAATTTTAGGGTCTGTATCTGATGGGCATTTTATAAAAAATTCTTCGTCATCTTTATTAATTTTGCTTAAATCTGTTTGTTGCTGGGGTGGTGGTTTTGGGGGTTCAGTGTTGTTTTTTGGGGATGGTGTTGTATAGGTAAACTCATTTGGGGTGTATTGAAGGGGCGTATAGCTGGGCATTTTGACGCCACATTTGATAATTGTGCCATTTTCATCAATATCTATTTGATTTACTAAATTATTGCGATGCACCTTTACGCAAGCTGGATAATCAACTATTGGCTTTGGTACTTTATTTACAACTGGTGGTTCAAAATACCAATTATTAACTGTTGGTATTTTTATTTCATGTATTTTTATTTCTGGTATTGTCAATTATTTTTTGGGTACTGGTATTGACGGCCCTGTCAATTTTGGTATTGTTTGCTGTATTACATCAGGTATTTTTTTTTCAATACTTCCCATAAGTTTGTTTTTTAAAGTGCGTTCAAATTCTGGACTTTGCATATATCGGTATGCTACAAACCCAAAGCCAGCCATTGACCCAGAGAGTAAAAGCGACAATAATGAGGCTACTTGGCAAATTTTGTTAAACATTTATGCTAAAAGAAATACTACTTAAATTAACAGGACCCCTTACTTTGATGGCCCTGTTTTTGCTTGTTGGTTTAGCTCCACTGTATCTAATGGCTGGTTTGTTGACTCGTGTTTCTTCAATGCAATCTGACCAAACTGAATACCGCCCTCAATCATTAAAATAGTTCTATTAGCCTCATCTAAAACTTGTTCAGCTTGTGCTTTTTTTTGTTTTTGAACATTAAGTTCGGCTTGCCATTCAACAATTTGTTTTTCTGTAATTTGTTTCATTAAACTATTGTGTAAGTTTCGCCAGCCCCAACAGTAACAGTAACACCACTATCAATTGTAATAGGACCTGCAGACATGGCATTTTTGCCATTGCTTATAGTATAGTTTGTTGTCACATTTTGCCCATTTTCATAAAAAATTTGATCGCTACCACCCCCTGTTGCCCCTGCTGAAATACCAGTTAAATTAGACCCATCAACTGCAGGCAATGTTGAAGGAAAACGTGCATCTGGTATTGTGCCAGAAGATAAATTACTTGCATTTAAAGAAGAACCAGTAATATAACCAGCACCATTAGTAATTGCATTATTATTTAGTGATATGTTTGCAGAGCCATCAAAACTTACACCTGCAATTGTTCTAGCTGTCGTAAGTGTCGCTGCAGAGCCAGTAGTATTTTGATTTAAAGTTGGTATTCTTGAAGCAGAAATTGTACCTGATGCAATATTACTTGCATTCAAATTAGTTAAAGCTGAACCATTTAAAGCTGGCAATGTAGATGGAAACCTAGCGTCTGGCACAGTGCCTTCTCCCAAATCATTAGCATCTAAAGATGCATACTCAAGCTGACCTGTTGCAGTAGAACCAGAGCCAGAAATACTTTTGACTTTTAAATATTTGTCAGCAGCAATTTGGTTATCTGGAAAAATAAATGTATATGATTGCCCAGCACTATGGGCAGGCGACGCTAATTTTATACCATGACTTTGTGCAGAACAGTTAAGTTGTAATTTGCCATCATTACCACCAGCACCTCTAACTTCAACAACACCAGTACCATCTGGTTCAAGTTTTATATTTCCGTTGCTTGTAGCTGTAGTAATTTTGCTTGATTGAACATCTAAATCACCTCCAAGTTGCGGTGATGTATCGCTTACAATATTTGCTAAATATCCAGCACCATTTGTTATAGCATTATTGTTAAGTGAAATATTGGCTGAACCATCAAAACTTACGCCTGCAATAGTACGTGCGGTTGTTAATGTGTCCGCAGAACCAGCAACAATACCAATAGCGGAGCCACCATCATTTTTACTAAATAATTTACAATTACTTGTACGTATTGCTATTTCTCCAACAGCTAAATCACTGGCACTTGGATCGCTACCGCTTGCTCTTTTTAATTTAATTGTGTTTGCCATTGTTTAGCCTCCTTATATAAAAATTTTAATATGTACCCCCATCAATATTAAAACTAGACGCACTTTCATCTTCAAGGAATGTCACTACATCAGATAATGCAACCTGTTTCATTGTGCCATTATCATTTAAAACAACCCTGTCGGCTGCTGCCAAAGTTGTGGCTGTTGCAGACGTGCCGCCGTCAAGCAAATTTATTTCAGCCGTTGTTGCTGTAACACCATCAAGAATATTTAATTCACTTGCTGTTGCCGTTACACCGTCAAGTATATTTAACTCTGCTGTTGTAACTGTTGCACCGTCTAATATTTGTATTTCTGCCTCTGTTAAAGCTGCTAAAGCTGCAGAGCCACCAGATTGGCAACCAGATAAATTATCAAGGTCTGCATCATAAGCTTGTACTTGGCTACCAATAGCAACACCTAAACTTGCTCTTGCTGTTGCACCAGATTCAAGTACAAAATTAGAACCATTCCCAACAATAAAATTACTGTCAGTAGGACTTAAACCAGCTATGTCCGTTAATTGTGCGTCAAATGCTTGAACATCCGACCCAATAGCAAGGCCGAGGGCTGTACGTGCTGCAGATGCACTTGTTGCACCTGTACCACCGTCACCGATAGCAAGAGTGCCAGTAATAGAACTAGCAGCAAGGTCAACAGCCATTTCTGTTGATTCAATAACTAAACCACCATTTGCTTTAAGGTCAACGCTTAATTCATTGCCAGCTTTGTCTAAACCATCACCAGCAGTTACATTACCGCTTGATGAAAAGGTTGAATAAGCTAAATTGTTTGTTCCCACTACTGCCGAGCCTTTATTCGACGTACAAACAAATCCTATGTCGCCGTTTACACTACCCTGTTCAACGAAGGTAAACATTCCAGCAGCGTCCGAACCAGCAGCTAAATCACTTGTCCTTGCCCAAGCACTTGCTTTACAAAGATACAAACCATTTTCTGTTGCAGTGCTTTGATTTTTCACAAGCACCCTTTCATCAGCAGAAACAGCAACGCCGTCAATAGTTTGTGTACCAGATAAGGTTATATTTGCTGTAGTTGCAACTTTTACAGAATCTTTTACATCTAGACCTTGACTTACACTGTCAACATAACCTTTTGTTGCTGCATCGGTTGCTGCTGTAGGTGTTGCAAGTGCTGTAATTTTTTGTGAATTTAAGGAAACTGCAGAGGCAGGGGCAGCCATTTCTGCAAGGGTATTTGTCCTAACACCTGTATCAAAGTCACTTATTTTGGTATGAGCAATGGAAGGAATATCATCAGCAGCTAAAGACCTAAATGTAGGGGCTGCAGCACTTCCAGAAGCAGGGCCAGCTAATACAATATTTGCATTTCTTGTTGTAGCTTTGTCAAAAAATGCACCTTTACCGCCTATAGGTTCAATACTTGTTGCAGAACCACCAGCACCACCAGTACCTTTACCAATAACTAAAACTTCATCGCCTTCTCTAAAAGCTATTTCTGCATTTTCAAGTGAAGTTGGATTACTTGAGCCTGTTGACCTTTTAATTCTTATTGTATTAGCCATTAAAAGTTACCTCCATCAACGAGTGTTAGTTTAGTTGTTGTACTGTCTGCCTTAAATGTATCACTTGCAGCGTGGTAGTACAGTAAAGCGTTGTCAACTTTGCCAGTAATGTCAAAATTTAAACCACTTATAGCACCTGCTGGTCCTTGTGGCCCTTGGGTTGTTATTTCAACTGTTGTAACGTCAGATACTTGACTTACAACAACTTGATTAGGGTTGCTCATGATGTGTAACCTTCCGTTATAAACAGTGTACCCTTTAAATACTGAAATTTGTTACCAGAAGGCTCAGTTAATTGAATATCGTAAAATAAAGTTGGCAGTGTAAAGTTTGTAGTATCGGTATCATCTAATTTAATATCAATAATACCGCTTGTTCTATTTGTATAAGTAACACTCCAATCTGCAAATTTTGTTGTGCGATCCTCATTATAAACTTCTCCCTCTACTGTATAACCGTTTAAATTTATTGCAGAGCCAGTACTGTCCTTAAAAGTAAGTGTTAAAGGGAAATCGTTGCGTTTTGCAACTGTAAAATCAGCGATACCTGCGATAATTGCCATTATGCACTAAATTCCATGGCTGTAAATGTGCAAGCACCTCTTCCGTATGAATTGTCATCAGTGCCACTTCTATTCAAATAATATGTTCCCGATTGAACCGCATAATATTGTAATTTATAAGTTGTGGCACTTGTTGTTGCTGGAGCATCAGTAAAAGTTAAAGTTACAAAACCACCTCCATTTGTGTCGTGCATTGATCTTAAACCGTAAGTAGTAGTTTGAAAATTTGCAGCTCCACCACTTGCATCTGCGACAGCACTAACTACAGTGCTTGAACCTCTTAAAATTCTAAAATTTATAACATGATGATATGTAGCAAGTCCATAAGAAATAGCAAAAATACCAAAAATTTTGTTACTGTTTGAACTTGGAGTAATGGTTACATTAGCACCAGAAAAATCTTGAAACGAATTAATAGTTGTTGAACTTGTAGTATCTGTTTTTGTGTTTTCTACAATTTGAATAATACCGCCACCTGTAGCACCAGCAGGTAAACCACCAGTTGGAACGATTGAATTGACTTTAAGTTGACTCATGGTTTTGTTGGAAATGTAGGGTTTGAAGGATCAGACGTGTTAGCTGGTAAATCTCTTAAGGCTTGTCGGTATGTTTTTTGAGCTTCTGTCATAGTTCTGTCTGATACAGCCCACCAATCTGTTTCTTTAAGTTTCAAATTTCGTTGTAATCTTAAAAATCTTAAAGGTTCAGCAGCGTTCATTGCATCTACTTTAGCTTGTACCTCTTCTTTAGTAGGTGATGTAGAGTTATCAAGCCAAGTAATTTCATTATTAAAAACTTTCCATTTTTTATTTGGCCAATATTCTGCTAAAGCGTGAGAAAGTTCATAAAGCCTTGGACCTTTACTAACCTCATATTCTTCATAATTCATGCTGCTATCTCCATTGCTGTAATGTAACTTATATGGCTATTGTCATTATCCGAATCTTGGTTACTATTTTGTTGACGGTTTAAGGCTATAGGGCTGTTTGTAGACATTGCAACAATTTTATAGGTAACAGCACTTGTTGTATTAGGAGAATCTAAATAAAAAACTGGCGAAGTTTGTGTATCATAAGCTTGCCTACCATTTGAAAGACCAGATGTAGACCTTGTAGCGTTAGATGAAGAAACTATACCAATGGCACCTGTAAGAACACTACCTCCTTTATATAGAAATACATGAACATCACCGCCAGAACCTTCTCCTATTGAAATACAACCCATTATTTGTATTTTACTACTTGCACTAGATGGTGTAATAGTTACTTCTGGACCATCACTTACTGCATCAGGAGAGTACTGAACTTGGCTACTTTCTATACCAGATTGTACTTGAAGTACTTTACCAACACCAGAAATATCAGCATTTCCAGCAACGTTAGTAATAGCGTTTACTTTTAATGTACTCATGGTTTGGGATTAGCGTCTTTTACAGCTTTGTTATGTGCAGCAAAACTGCCTGTTGCATCTAGTTTACCTGCAATAATATCGTCATACAGCATCCCAAGCTGATCCCCTGTTGGTGCATACGTTGTAGAACCGTTTGTTGTTCTATCGGTTTTATACTTAACAGCAAGAGCTTCAGCGTTTAGTGTGGTTCGTGCAGCATCAATCTTGCTTTGCTCAAGAGTTACAGAATTACCGCTTGCATCAAAAGCACCTGTACTATCATCAATAGAAACTACCGTTCCACTGTATGCTTTATAAATTGCTTCGTGATCTAAACCCATAATTAGTTTTTAATTAAATTATACATGGAAGTAATCATGCTGACACCTCAAATACTGTAAATGATGAAGCAGTTCTTGTATAAGCTGCATTATCAGCGTTATCTCCTAGTCGATTAAGGTAGCCAGTTTGTTGTTCTGCCTTCCACTTAACTCTGTATGTAATTTCAGAAGTTGTATTGGGTGAATCTAAAAAAGTACCACTTGTTGCATCAACTCGGTATATTGCATCATTACTATTATTACTAGCTTCTTCAATACCCCAAGTGCATCTAGTTCTACTGCCTGCAGCATCTCCAATAAATAAATCAGTATCACTACTTGATACTGTTCTAACAAATTTCCACATTATTGCTGCTTGGTAACTGCTATATCCTATGTTCAAAGTGGCAAATAATAACATCTTACTGCTACTGCTTGTTGGCGTAATAGCAACTGTAAAAACATCAGCAAAAGTTGATGAATTTGTTGAGGCTGTATCTGTTTTTGCTGTTTGTTTTACTTGGACTATTCCACCACCACCGCCTGTCGGTACCCCTGCAACTGGTATTATGCTGTTGACTTTTAATGTGCTCATTTTGTTATAACCTTACATTTATTATACTTGCTTTTATACCACAGTCCATGTTTCACCTGCACCAACTGTAACTGTAACTCCGTTTTGTATAGTTATAGGGCCAAAACTTCCAGCATTTTTATTATTTGTAATTGTATAATTGCCAGTTATAGTTTGGTCATTTTCCCAAAATATTTCATCACCATTACCAACAGCCCCACCGCCAGCAGCAGCCCATGATAATGTGCCAGAACCATTTGAAACAAGTGCATAACCAGAAACGGCTGCATCTGTAGCTGGCAAAGTCCAAGTCAAACTTGTACCTATTGTGGCTGGTGCTTGAAAACCTACATAATGAGAACTATCGCTGTCGGCAAACCTTAAATCAGTTTGGGTTTGTAAAGTTAAACCGTTTTGGTCAAAAAAAGCTCTTTCAGTGCCAGCAAAACTTAAGCCAATTTGATTACTACCTTTTCTAAATAAACCTGTTGTACTGTCACCAAAATGCACAGAAGGGGCAGATGCAGAGGCATTACTTAAACCTAAAACACCTGTTAAAGTACCACCCGATAAAGGTAATAAACCCAAATTTGTTTGACTTACATTACCAATTGTTATAAAGGCTGAGTTGGCTGCATTTCTTATTTTTAATAATTGCGTATCACTATCAATATGCGGTTGAAAAGCTGCAAGGTTTGCTGTACCAGAAGGGTCGCCAGATGCAGCATTAAATGTACGTAAAGATTCAAATATATCCTTCATTGCTGTTCTTACAGCAGCACCAGTACCATTTGCTGGACTAAAATTACTTGAGGTTTCTTTACCAGTTGAATTTACTCTAGCCATTTAATTAATTAACCTCCACGTCCATATCCTACCGCCGAATAACTAAAGTTTCTACTTACAGCAGTATTTGAACTATTTTTAAATGTTACTGTAAATCCAGTACCAGTAATATTTGTTATTTCAAAAAAGTCACCACTTGCCATATTTTGAGCAGTAATTCCAATACTTGGTGGATAAGCCGATGTACTGCCACCAATAGCAGAAGTGCCTGTAAAAAAGGGTGCAGAAAAAACAACATTTTTTGCCCCTGCACCTGATGAAATTAAAGTTGTGCTTTGTTCTGTTCGTGCCTGCATAAAGGCATCAACACCAAGCTCGCTTACTAATATATTTTCATTTGTATCTGTTGTTTCTAACTCAGCTTTGAAATCAAAAGCTCTTGCTCTAAATGTACCACTTTGAAATTTATTAAATGAACCATAAGAAGGTGAACCAGTGGGGTTGTCATTTGTTGTTCTTACAAGCAAAGCACCATTGACTTTTTCAGCAGCAGCACCGTCAAAGTCAACTCTTGCATCTAAATCTGGTATTGAATCAAATAAGTCTGAAACATTTGCCGAAGTGCTTATAATATGTGAATTAATTTTTAAAGAAAAAACAGCACCTAAATCTAAAACACTATTAAAGGTATAAGAACCAGTTGCATTTGAAGCTGGATTTGTAAGGGTTAAATTATTACTTGTAACTTGCACATTTGTTTTTGTTCCACTAAATGCTGTTTGTTCCCTTATTGTTGGTAATGCTAATTGTTCACGCAAAGTTGGTACTGTAAGGATTACGCTTGCTTCACCAGAACTAAAACGACCACCCAAATCACGAAACTTAAGTACATATTCACCCGCTTTTGCTGGCACAATAGCTTCAGTACTAATACCACTTAAGGCTTCAATAATATCGGTCGAATTAGCAAAAGTACCACTACCGTCGGTTCTTGGGCTGTGTCTTACATAAACTTGGCCTCCAAATTTTACGTCAAGGTCAGTTGTTTGTGTCCAACGCAAACGTACTTGCTCGTCGTTTATAGGTTCTAATGTTAAATTTTGTACGTCAGCAGGCAGTGCGGTTTGACCAACGGCGTTAAATTCTAAAGTTGTTGGGTTTGTTGATGGCTGATCTAAAGCATTATATGAAAACACTTTAAATTCATAGTTGCCATTTTTAGTATTAAATATTTCTAAATTACTTGAGGTTGTGTCAATTTGTACAAAGTCTCCATTTTCATACCTGTAATAAACTCTGTATTTACTTGCACCACTTACGTTTTGCCAATCCAAAAATATTTTTGTAACTGCCCTGTTGTTTATTTCAACAATTTCTTCTGCAGCCGTTAAACCTGTTGGTGATGGTTTAATTTCTGTAAGGGTTGTTATTGACCTTGTTGGCAAAGCTTGACCATCTTCAACAAAAGTATATTTGCCAGAATCATGGCTTAAAGCTGTAATTGTAAATGTGGCATTATCATTTTCTTTTACACTTATTACACGCCATTTTGTTGTTTCTAAAGTTGGCGTTTCAATTATGTATGCTGCATTTGCATTTGGTACAGCACTAAAAGTACCGACCACTGTAATTACATTATTTGTAATATCATCAATAGTTTTTGTTTCTAACGTGTTGTCAGGCAACATTACCGACAAAGTTGGGTTACTTGTTATGGCTGGTATGTCTGTATTTGCAAAATCATCAAGCGTTATTATTTGGTTCGTTGCACTTTTTATTTTACCGCCACGCCTAACACCAGCTTTAACAGGGTCGCTTATTTCAATAATATGACCACATCTAACGGAAACACCTGCGTCAATTGTGGTGCTAAATGTACAAGTTTCGCCTGAATTTTGCTCATTATATAAAAACCATTTGCCCAACCTATTGGCCTGTCCCCTTGATGTTGTTGCAAAAGCATTTATTGATTTAGTTACAATGCCGTACTTTGCTTGAGTTGCAGCATCAGCTTCAACTGTTTCTACGTCTATCTCTTGTGTAACCATGTCAAAATAATTTACATTTATAACAGTGTTTCTTGTTTTAAGACTTGAGCCAGCATATAAAAAACCATCTTCTGTTACGTTTGAAGCATTGAACAAAAACATGGGATCTGCTGGGGCATCCTGACTTATACTTATAGAACCAGCACTATAAAAAGGCATTACACGCATTACAGAGCAAAGTTGGTTAATTAAGTTATATGCTTCATGGGGTTGAGTGATATTTACATTGCAAGAAAATCTTGGTTCTGTACCACCTTGCCCATCATTTATTTGCGTACCACAATATTCACTGACAGTTTTAAAAGTAAATTTATTAATATTATCTGCTGGTATAGAACAGCCATAACGATCATTTCGCAACAAGTCATATAAAATCCAAGCTGGGTCTGTTGTCCATGCTTTATTTGTTGCAAAAGTACCGTTCCAAGTACCACTATAAGTCAAACTGCCATCTTCAGTATTTACTGTTGCATTATTTGGTATTTCAACTTTTATACCTCTTAATTTGTAAACCCTTCTCGGTATTCTGGGAAACTGTTCAGCATTAAGCCTTAATGCAACGTGAGCAGTATTCGGGTAAGCGTTTTGTTGAAATATTATATTTGTTGCAGTGTGAAAACTAAAAGCATTTATAAGTTTTGGGTCAGTGCTGTCTGCAGTAATTCTTTCAACTCTTACTTGTACAGGGTAAGAAGTTGTTGATGTAAAGTTAATAATATAATCCCTAAAATAAGCATTTGTTGACCTACCTTTAACTGTATCTGTAATGGCAGTTTTTGTTGTGCCATTATTTTCAATAGTTTTTATTTTTAGCTGTATTTCAACACCAGTAATATCACCATCATCTTCAAATTTTTGTAAGGAAGGAAATCTTAATGTAACCCTGCAAGCATTTATTGTGCTTGAAGAAATAGTATGTGTAACAGGTGTCGATGTTGTGACAGTTGTACCTAAACCAGCACTTATTTCTGTTTCTGTATTTTTTATACCTTTTATAAAAGTTTGACTACTTGTACCAAGCCTAAAATCAAAACCTACATTTTTAAAATTAAAATCAGCGTCAGTTGGTGCTTGTACTTTTGATAAAAATTGTGCATCAGTTAAAGTTGTACTTACATTTAATACTGGTGTTTTATTAAGAAAAACATCTGTTAAAGCTGCAGTTTTATAGGCAGCATTATTTGTTGCAATACCACGCTTGGAAGGCGTTGCGAAGCCTTCTATTTCGCCTTCAGATACTATTTCAACGATCGTATTGAATTGTTTACTAGAAAGTGCGTCAGATGGTAAATCTGGATTAATAATAACTGAATTTTCATCAAACTCTTTAATACTCATTCGTTGCTGCCCTCCACTTGGACCGTATCAACACCATTTGAAATAGTAATTGAGCCGACCAAAATTTCTCCATATGCTAAATTTACTGGAACCCCTGCTCGGCTAACGTTTGTCAGCCCTGTAAAGGAATAATTGCTTGCCAAAGCTGCAGGGTCGGTTTGGTCCATATTACTTGCTGCACTATTCATATTTTGCTGTGGTGCTACTAATTGTGTAACCCCTTCAATAAGCATACTCGTACCTACTGCAGTTAAAGCATTAACAAGAAGTGTACTTCCTAAAAAAGAACCAGCAGTAATTGCACTTGCTCCAAATAATGCCCCAGCACCTAAGAGAATTGGTAAAAAATTACCATGAGCAAGGGGTATTATTTGTATGTCAGATTCGGTTTTTAAATTTAATAAATCTTCTGTTATTTTTAAATTTCCACAATTAATAACGTAATGTTGGTTTGCCATGTGTTTTTCTAAACCTTTAAAATTGCAATGTAAAAAACTGATTGCTTCCAAAGGACTATTTACATCAGCCTCAAGCACTGATTCACCAATAAATTTTCTTAATCTGCCGTAAACTTTAATTTTTTTAAGCATTAGTTTTTGGGTTTAATTGAAATAAATTTTTCTGTTTCAGGGCAAACCAAATAAAAATCAACATCTAAATGGTTACAGCTTGCAATGTCTGTTTCACTAAATTTTAAATCACCATTTGGGTGACTATGTACAATTCCAATAACTTCGCCTTGATCTTCGTAATATGCCCAATCATCTGGGTCAATAACAAATGAAAACTCTGGGTTTTCTTTTGCCAAATTTTTGCAAGGGCCATAAACAATATTGTCTTGTTTTTTTATTAACATACCGCAACATTCATCAGGTTGACATTTTTTTGCATGAGCAAAGGCAAATTTTTTCCATGTGTCGCCCATTAATTTACAAAACCTCCAACACTAGGAAATTCATTACGTGTTACTTGTCTTTTTGGTAATTTTTTATTTTGTTGGTCAAGCCTACTTACTAATTCAAATTGCACAACATTACGACTTTCTGCAACTTTTCTATCAATAAAAAATACCTCTCGTGGCAACTCATTACTATTTGGTGTACCAAAAGGGTTTGTATTGCTTGGAAAATTTGCAGCATCAAGTGATGATGCTAATACTTGCAGCCTTGTAATTTTTGCATTTATTAAATCATTATGTGGCGTTACTAAGTTTACCAAAATCAATAAATCTGTAACCGTAATAACAGAACCACTCCTTGAAATACCACCAAGGTTACTCATAGTTAAGTTTGGTCTTGGTATTTGACCACGCCCTTCAAAAGCAAAACCATCAGCAACTATTGGAAATTTTTGGTATGTATCACCTTGCCAAATAATATTTGAGTTTGTATTCATATTTGTACCAGCGTGGAACCTAAAAGTGGTAGGTGCTGATGATGGGTTGCCTGTTGCATAATGCGTACCCTCAACAAGTTCCATAACAAAAAGTTCAATTTTTGCTGATGGGGTTATACCTTGCAGTTCTGAAATTGGTATTGCCATTTTATGGTTCTGCCACCTCTTCAAAAGTAAGGCTTAAATTTACTCTGTTTAAATAAGGTATTGTTTCTGTACGCCTTATACAAATTACTTTTAATGCTGTTGTTGCATTTGAAGGGGTATAGCTAAACGCCTCTTGGCCAGCGTCAAACTGTGCATCAAGAAAAGTATTTATTGTATTTGCATCTGTTTGTGATAGTTCAAATTTTGCCTGTATAGTTTTTAATCTTTTATTTGCTGGCAAACCCTCAACAATACGCTGCTGGTAGCCATCGCCAAGCCTTACTGTTATGTAATCCTGTTTTACAGTTATTTGTTCCCCATACGTGGGTTTTATAGAAGGGAAAACAGCCATTTAATTTGCTAATAAGCCTCCTGATCTTTTTTGTTTTATTATCTCAGATTGGATTGCAATTGCAATTTGTTGGCCAAGCTCATTACCTTTTGTATCGCTTCCTTCAACATCAGTACCACCAGCGTCAACGTTAACATTTATATTTACAGAACCGCCAAGCTGGTTATTTGGTGTAATGTTTCCAGACCCCCTTGGTGTAAAAACTTCTGGACCACGTTCCCCAACAACGTAAGACCTGCCACCTGTAACTGGACCACCTTGTGCTTTTTTACCAAAAATGCCACCAAGTATGCCACCAAGTAAACCTTTATTTTTGCCACCATCGCCAAATACGGCATCACCGATACCACCAAATAAATTTGATAACGCCCTATCCATTAATTTATTTTTAAGACTATTTAAAACATTACCCATAGCTTGCCCAAATGTTTGTGTGCCATTTATTGCACCTTTTATATTTTCAACCAAGCCTTGTTCCAAAGTATCGCCAAGCTCCTTAGAAATATTTACTTGATCTTTTACCTTTTGGTTTAATATTTCTTGCCTGTCAATTTGGTAGTCCTTTAATAACAACCTACTTTTTTCTAAACGCAAACCCTCGTCTTCAATGCCCATAGCTTCTTCCATTTTATTTTGAAACTCAAATTGCCGTTCCAATAATTGCCTGTCAATATCATTTTCTTGTTGTTTTATTTGTATTCTTTGTTTTAAAATTTTTATTGTATTTGCAGCTTTTTCATCTTTTGAACCAGCTTTAAATTTACGTTCCTCTTGTTTTATGTCAGGACCAGAAATTGCTTGACCGCTTGCAGTGTCGTAAGTGTACTCCCCAACTTTATATGTTTTATTTTTTTGCATTATTTCATTGACTTCTTGCATTGATTTTTTGCGTTTATTAAGTGCTGCTATTTCTTCCTCAATTTTTTTAATATTTTTATCCCTTGAAATTCTGTCACGACCATGTGCTGACCTTGTTCTTTCCCTTTGTAATTCTTCCTCTTTTAAAGCAATAAGTTGGTCGGCTTGTGCAACAGTGCCATTTTCTATTGTGTCGGTTAATTTTTTCTCCGCATCAATACGCCTCTTAATATCATTTACTGCATAGTTAAGAGCCAAACCAACAGCAACAATACCAGCCACAACAGGACCAGCCAATAAAGTTTTTAAAATTACAAACTTTTTAGTTAACACTGCAATGGTTACACCCATTGCTTTTATTGCAGGCGTAACCAAAGTAACAGTTGCCAGCAATGTAGTTAAACCAGCAGCAACCGATATGAATTCTGGTGGTAAACCATTAACAACTTTTGCAAGTATAGTAAGTGCCTCTGTGCTTGCTTTAGCTGCAGGCAACAAAGCTGAACCAACAGCAATTTGTAAGTTTTCAACCTCATTTTGTAAATTTTTAAATACTTGTGTTGGGTCGTTTTCTAATATTTTTTTCAAATCTTCAGCACCACTTGCACCAAGTTTTCTTAATGCTCGTATAACAACATCACTTGTAAGTTTGCCTTGTGCAGCAAGCTCTTTTAACTCGCCAGTTGAAACGTTAAGCTCTTCAGCAAGTGGTTTTAAAATTAATGGTACTTGCTCCGAAACACTTCTAAATTCATCGCCAGCCAAGCGACCAGAACCAAGTGCTTGTGCTAATTGCCTAAAAGCGTTTGATGCCTCTTGTGCAGATGCACCACCAAGTTTTGCTGCAGTGTTAAAACCTATAAATGTTGTTTCTATGTCAGCTAAACTAACA